GGCAAAGGGAGTTAAGACACGGAATGTTGATTTATTCCGAGAAGCATTAATAGAATACGCATCCGGCAGATGTTCACAATCAAAAGCTGCGAAGATGGCCGGCATGAGCCGACCAACATTTAGGAAATACGCAAATATGTATTTCTTGGGTATTCCGTTTCCCGACACGCTGTTTAAGGCAAAGGGAGAATAACCAATGATTGCAAATTGTGTGAATTGTGGCGCACCGATTGATAGAAAACTCGATAAATGTCCTTATTGTGGTACACCTTATGACTACAATGACTTTAATGCAAGTTTTGAAAATAAAAATATACTTGGAACTATCTCTATTGCCGGGCAAGAATATCAAGTGTATTTAGGCGGATGCAAGGTGAATACAATTAATGTCGGGGGTGGCAGAAACATAGATGGAATGCTTCACAGAGACAATATTGTTAAAAAACGAATATTTACTTTGATTGAGGTGTAATATGTGTGAGTTTTGCGAAGAAAAAATCCCCATCATAACACATTATGGCAAATTTAAGATTGATAAGTTGTCAAATAAACCTATAATTACATGCGATTTAAATAAATGTCCGTCTTTTGCGACGTGCAGTAGTAAAGACATAAACGTTGAAATGGTAATGGAAATAGCTTATTGCCCTATCTGTGGCAGAAAGTTGGTAGAAGAATGAAAGAAACTATTTTGTATATTTCCAAATCAGAACAGGACATACAAAGTTTTCTGAAATATCTTCAATCGAAGCTAGAAGCAGAGCAAAAGGAATGTACCCTAGATGAACAACACAATATTTTAAAAGTGCCAAAATATTATGATATTGTCGGAAAGAGCATTTACGGCAACAGACTTGGAGTAGGATATGGATATTGCAAATATTATTGTTTTTCAGAAGCGTATGATAGAAATAAATACAGCAATGCAGAAAATGAAAAACTTAAAGAAATTCTTATGCACACAAGACAAGGCACAGAGAGAATAACAGGGCTTGATGTTATGTATATGCTAGGATTGGTTTGAAAGTTGGTGGAATGATGATTACACAGAAAGATGTCCACAATAATATAGTTGTAAATGCAAGCACTTGGCAGAAAAGCTATTTATCGTTGCAATGTGGCGGAAATGTTGAAAAGATAAAGGAAGTCGAACAGACAATGGCTAATATAATTAACGGCATTAGCAAGGCACTTAAAAATAGTGGAACAGATTATCTGAATAAACTTGATTTGTAAGCGAGGGATTTTATGAAACATCAAAAAGAATGGCGCACTTGCGATAGGTGCGGAAAAGAAATAATACGCTACAATAAAGAACGTGCATATATCAAAACAGAAGAGGTAAAACCTTTTCACGAAAAAACAACCATATACACAGCCGAAGATTTGGCAAAGGAAGTATTGCCAATGGCTATATGGAAAGACAATATGCAATATGATCTATGCCCTAAGTGCAGGAAAGATTTTGAGAGGTTTATAAGAAATGAAGAAATCAAGAAGTAAAATAATCATAAAAACAAGAGCTGGCGGCTATACGAAGATTTACGCTAACGGAAAGTGGCAGAAAAAGGTGTGCAATATTGACTATCACGCAGAATGTAGCAATAAGGGCGGAATAAAGGTTATGTGTGAGTTTGATAAATACAAGGTCGATAAAAATGACGCAGTTATCTATGATGAAGAAAACAAAGAGATTGTAAGAGAGCATATAGTGGCAAGAATTTAAGGAGTGTTTAAGTTATGAGCATGGCAGAAGTAATTAAATCAATAGAGCGTGAAGCACTTAGAGAGGCGCAGTCACACGAAATAGGCGGTAGAAATGGCGAGCCTATAGATTGTTCCACTTTAGGCAATAAGCCTGTTATTAAGGCAGATAATGAAGCAGACAGGCAAGCGTTGAAAGATTGCTTTAAGGAGTGAAATTATGAAAATATCAGAAATGAATAACTGCATTGAGAAAATGCGTGAGTGTTACAAGTTTGATGATGATAAAACGGAAATCTGCATAGGAGATATTAGAAATGGCTCCAGTGGATATGTGACTGTTTGCGCAAAAGATGATAATGGAACTCAAATTGAAATGACAAGGTATGCGGATGAACTGAACAAGGAGTGAGATTATGTTAATAGTCGCATTACAAGACGATATAGACAGCTTATATGCCATATGGGACACAACCACAGACCGATTTTTAGGAGTTAATCTTGGAAAGTATGAAGCTGTCGGAATTATTATGGATTACACAAAAAAATGCAATTTTGCAGACGCTTATAGCAGAGTGCAAAACCCACAGCCATTTAAAGACATTGCTAAATGCTTATGTGAAGAGTTTAATCGTGATGATAATAAAATCGAAACGGCAACTCAATATTTGAAAGAAATGTCATGGAAAATAGGCACTGTTAGTGTTGAATGCCTTTCAGAAAAGGACGGACAAAAAATGAGGGAGTATATAAATGTACTTGAAAACAGGATTGATGAATTAGAACAATGATTGCTGATTATCAGCGGAAAGGGAAACAGATGGACGAAATGAAATTCGGAATGAAAATTGCCTATCAAGGAGTAAAAGAAGAAATGGAAACAATAGTTGCAGAACTCGCAAGAAAAGGAATTGAAAAGCCAAAAGGCTTTAGCACATTGAAACAGTTTATAAAAGATAGACTTTCAGAATGTGAATAAATATATTACTAACTATCAGCAGAAAGGAATTTTTATGAAGAAGAAAATTTTAGCAGTTGTATTAGGATTAACATTATGTTTTGGAATGACTGGATGCGCGTCATGGGAAAGAAGTGTAACTGATTTTAAGAGCGATATTAATGGTGGTATGCAGAGAACAATTACTGTATACACGGCAGATGGCAAAGAACTTGCAACATACGAGGGCAAGATTGACCTTAGCACAAACGATGGCGGATATGTTAAGTTTGACTTTAATGGCAAGAGATATATTTATTACAACTGCTTTGTAGAAAGCATTGCGGATATTGATTAAGTGATATTACCGGCTAACAAATAGAGTTAGTCGCTACCCTAAAACAATTATAGGCAGAGGTCTATAAGCGCCTTTGCTAAAAAGTGGAGGTGCTTTTCTTATGGCTAGTCAGAGCCTAATTTCCACAGTGAACAGTTACGAAAATTACATAGAGAGAAAAGGAATAGACGAACAAGCTATTGACGCATATATACAAGCTGTAGCGGTTGCCTTAAGAACGGAGCATGATATTGACTACGGATTGAAAATATCAGCAAGGTCAAAACAACTTATAGCTCAATTTGTCAAAGCACATACAGGTGGCAGAGTTGCAGATTTAGAAATTTATGCCGGGGAGCATGACACCGAATACAAAGTGCTTAAACAATTTTACGATGCTTTAATGTACGAGTCAGCATATCTGGTTGATAGCTTTTTTTATTACATTGAAATTGACGAAAAAGACCCATATAAGAGGTTTTATTTTCCAAGATACAAAGTGTTACAGCCTGTGGTTGGAGCTTATCAAGAAATCTATGACGGAAAATTGGATTTTTTGTCTGTATCACAACCAAAAAGAACAGGAAAAACAACAGGCGGTCTAAGATTGGCACAGATGATGGGTGGAAGAGACCCAGACGGAAGTATATTCGGTGTCGGAAAGGGCGAAGGACTTGTTAGGCGTTTTTATGGAGGTTTATTACAAGGTTTTGAAACGGAAAGGATATATCAGAGGTTTTTAAGTGTATTTCCAGAAGCTACAAAAATAGGAGAAAAAGACTATAAAAGTGCAGAAAACCTATCCATTGACCTTAAAAGCAAAAATATATTTCCAACATTTACGTGCCGACCTATTGATGGTGCAATCGTAGGATGTACCGAAGCAAATGTGCTTGTATACATTGATGACTGCGTAAAAAATCACGAGGAAGCAAGAAACAGAGAAAGACTAGAGTTCCTTTGTGAAAAGGTTACAGATGATGTACTCGGCAGACGATTAGAGGGTACACCAATTATTATACAGGGAACAAAATACAGCCTTTATGATCCTATTACAGCTTTACAGGATAAAGCAGATGAACTGGGGTGGCGGTGGCGAGAAGTAGCCGTACCGGCACTTGACCCTGTGACGGATGAAAGTAACTGGGAAATATACCGCAAGGATAAAAAAGGCTTGCGAAAAATATTTACAACAGACTATTACCGCAAGGAACGTAAACTGGTGTCGGAAGAAACCTGGGCGGCAGAGTTTCAACAAGAACCATTTGAAGCAAAAGGGCGAATGTTCGCAGAGAAAGAACTTAATTACTTTGAAGAACTACCAATTGACAGAGAACCAGACGCTATCATGGCAGCTTGCGATAGCGCAGATAAGGGAGAAGATAGTTGCTCAATGCCGATTGGCTATGTTTATGGTAATGAGGTTTATATCGTTGATGTAGTATTTGATAATGCAGGAACACAGTTTACAAAGCCGGAATGTGCAAATATGCTTATTAAACATAATGTCA